AGTGGATGGCGATCCTTTCGAGTCCATTGCAAGGTTAAGTTTACATTTCTTAACGTAACTTCCATACTATATATGCATTTCAACATTTTGTCAAGCCCAAATTTCTTCTTTTAAATGCTCGTGCATGGTTGGCATCTGCTCTGCTAGTTTCTTGACAGCATTGTGATGTGTTATCCACTTCTGTGTATCAAAATCTACCCAGTCATTGAAGTATCTGTTGAGTCTCTCGTTGACATTGGTGTAACCTGACCCTGCAAGGATGTAAACGATAGGGTCTTCCCCATGAGGTATCTCTTCTCCTGTTACCATTGCTTGTAAGATTACTTTGTGTGCTCCACTTATCTCATACTCTATCTCATCTGTAACGTGTCTCCAGAATGGTGTGTCTCTACGTCTAGAGTAATAGTAATGTGACTCTACAAATTCTCTCCACCCATCCATGTGCTCTGCTAGATTGTAATTATATCTGTCTCTAGCAAACTGGCCTGGTAATGCATCTTGCTTGAGAATATCTAAGAGTGCAAGGATACCATGATGTGTATTGAATAATGATGTAGATTCTAATGGCTCAATGAATCCATATGATAATCCAATAGCAACACAGTTAGCAGTCCATGCTCTATCATGTCTGCCTTGTTTAAATTCTATCTTTCTATACTCCTCGTGTCCAAACTCCTCTGCAGCATCTTTCTCTGATTGAAACTTAGATGAGTATACAAATCCTTTACTGATGAAATCCCATGTAGGTATAGTCCACTGCCATCCTGCAGTTTTACCTTGAGCATTTGTATATGCTACCATCTCTTCTTCTATATTAGTAGAGTAATCTACTTTAGTAACCAGTGCAGTGTCAGTAAGAATATTATCGTATGGTATCCAGTCACTTGTCTTGTCAAATAATACTGATGATTGTCCAGTGCAATCAATAAACAAGTCAGCATATATTTCTTGGCCATTGACTACAAGGTGGTGGATTCTTTTATCCTTAGACCCCTGCATGACTCTCTCATACTTAACGGTTGTTACCTTATCATTGATAACTTTAGCACTATCACAATACTTCCTAAGGTATGTGCAAAAACTACTAGCATCTATATGAAAACTTCTATCCTTTTCTATTTGATAAGGAGTTATAAGATGATTGTTTAATGGTAGTTTACCCTGCTCTGCTATGGTAACAAAGGGCATAAACAACTCTGCAAATGGAGGGACTTCATAACCCATTGCCTTTGCATACATCCACTCATGATATGATACGTCTGCTCTTATTGATTGACCATTAGGATAGTGAAAGACTTCACCTACCTTACTAAAATCTTGAAACCTACTGCTCGATTTATATGTTGCCTTTGCTTCCTGTAGAAATGTCTTGTCATCAATCTCCATATACTTTAGATACTGATTGATGTGTGGTGTTGTAGATTCTCCCACACCAATAGACTCACCACCTTCTATGATAGTTATATCCCAGTCGCCAAATGTTTTACAAAGAGCAGCAGTTGTCATCCATCCTGCTGTGCCACCACCTACTATGACTACATTCATTTCGTTTTATCCCTTAACCTCAACTCCATTTTAGCATAAGCTACGTCTGCGGGTGACCATAAGTGTGGGTTTTTAATAATTTTTTTGATTGCTTTCTTTGTTTTCATGCATGTCTTGCCATCGATGGAAATGCGTCATGAGTTTTTCGGATGCCAAAGATACGATATCACCACCGTGACGTCGTAGTCCTTCTTCGCCTTCTTCCTCTATATTATCCAGTAAACCCTCTGTAACAACGTAGTCACAGAATTCATACGCTGATTTATTTATATCGATATTATGATGAATCAAACACATAAGAGCAAGTCTTCGTGTTTCTACCTTGTCATCATCAATTCTATACTCAGGAATCATAGCTCTATCCAGTGTGATTTCATGTCATCTCTGACATCTATATTGTAACCACTCTCATCGATGATGTCAAATGCTATTGTAATTCTTTCCACATCATCTTCGACACGGTCAGTGTCATGCTTCAACCATGAAGGAAAGATAGTCATCTTATTATTCATGTTAGGAGAAGACCATGGCTCTACTCCATATGGATTATAGTAGTGAGTAGAGGTAGGATATAAATCCTCATTGACTTGGACACATAGATGTCCACTTAGATATGCATACGGTCCGAAACCATGACAATGTTTCTTAATTCTTTGACCTTTACGCATAACATTTGCCCAACACTGGACAAATATCTTTCCGTTAAAATTAAAACCCAGTCCTTCTATAAACTCATCATGTATCAAACGAATATCTTTCTTTAATTCTTCTGCAGAATCAAACTCTAATAGATTGTAGTCCTTTGACCTAGAAGTTAAACTATATTTCCCTAGTCCTGTATTGTTATCATGTTGATAGTCATACTTACCAATTATATCTTTCTCTTTCTGTAAAATTTCTTCCTTTAAATTATAATAGTCAACCTGAGATAACTTCTCTCCCATAACGTAGTCCCAGAGAGGAGCGAAGGGTGTAAAGGTTTCGCAGTTGAAGTTATAAATCTTCATCAGGTAATTGTTTGAATACTAAAAGTGGCTCATTCACATCCTTCATTTCTGGATGTGTTTTATAAGCCTTCATTGCATCATTATAGTTGTTGACTGGTCTTTTGTCAAACTCTGCTAGTGTAGATGACATCATCTTCCACATAAAAGCAAAGGTCATACCAAATATACCTATGAAAAATGTTAGGTATACAAATACTGTGACGTCATTCATGTGTATTGCTGTGGTTTTTGATTCATGGGAACAACCTTAAAGGTCTCGAATTGAGACCCAAGATGTTTCTGTGCAATCATGCAAACCTGTTGCATGAAATGCGTCTTATGTTTAGTTTTATTGGAATACTTCTTAAGAGTAATCCATTCTCCTTTTATTAGTCCAACGAGAGCAAACCTTTCCTCATCCACTGTCCTATTCGGTAACTATATTTTATATAGTCAAACGAATACTGTAGTGGTGGCAAGACCTACTGCACATAGAAAAATCCAAGGTACACTTGCTAAAGGTATAGGTTTCATTGTTTTTTATAGTGCGTATGCGAGTGTTGGTGCGTATGCAACTGCTGCTGCTACACATCCGAAAAAGAAGACACTGATTAAGTATGATTTCATAATAGTCCTGCTGCTCCTGCGGTAATACCGACGGTAAGAAAGAAACCAAACTCGAGAAGGTCTCGAGGAAGGTTAGTGTTGAGTAATAGTAATGACAACTCTATCATGAGTATTTATACTTAAGTGCCTTGCGGGAGGTAGTTATATACTGGACTCATGACTCCGCCACCTCCATCGTCATCATCATCGTCGTCTTTATCAAAAGGCAAGTCACCTAACATCAACCAACTGCACAAGAATACCGTAATTACTGGTAAAAAAGGAAACAGTATAGTGTTGACCCAAGTATTATAGTCTGCCTCTAATATCATTAAACAAATCCTGGGATGATTTGTCCTGTTGTTAAGTAAGCACCTAGTCCTGCTATGATGCCTAGCATTGCTAATCTACCGTTAAGTTTCTCAGCAACAATCTTTTCCTTTTCGATTTCCTTCATTAGAAAATACCTGGGATTAGTTGTCCTGTTGTAGCGTATGCGCCAACTGCTGCTACGAAGCCAAGCATTGCTGCCCAACCGTTAAATCTTTCTGCTTCTGGTGTCATGATTGTGTCCTAGATAAAATTGAATAAGTGAATGTGTCTTTAGAATCCTAAGATACCAAAGAAAAAGAAACTGCCTGTGGCAATATATGATATAAGTCCTGTAGTAAATCCGAGCATGGCAAGTCTGCCGTTAATCTTCTCAGCATTAGGACCATAACCCTCATACTCTGAGTCGAGATAAGGAACTGGCTCAGTTGGATACATGTTTTGTCTTCCGCCAGATTCGGTTACAGTAGTCATTGTGTTAAGTTATGTAACAATGTATATACTATATATCAAATTGTAAAGTTTGTCAAGGGCGGTGTGACAGTTTCGTGACTGTCTTATGTTTTTTTAATAAGAAATATAACTTATTCTAATGTCTCTCCGTAATCTACTTCACTATTAAACTGTATATAATCTTCCATGTTTACGTCAGGTGTAAAGGAGATGTCACCTGTAGGGTAAGTAATGTCGTCACTTAAAAAGATAGGTCCTGCCTCCTCTTTGTGCTCGTGCTTTGGATACTCATCTCTGATTGATTTCAATCCTTGATAGTAATGAAAGAGAAGATTGAGTGTCTCATCTTTCAACTCTTCAGTTTCCAATGCATCTTTAAACGCTGCCTTTGCATAGTGGACAGCTTTATCAAAATTTTGGCAGGACATGGTGAGAAAATTAATTGTTTTTTATATAGGCTTGGACTTCATCGGATGGGTCTAACCACTTTGTGTATTCAAAGTCCTCGATAGCAGTTTCCATCTGCATACCGTTGTCACAAAGATACATGTCTTTGTATCTGTCTGTGTATTCGTTGTATTTTTGGATTCTGTAGTCTGGGAATCCGTTATCAAGAGTCCCTGCTTCGACGTATCGGTAAGGGAATCG